AGCGTATTCTCAGGGTAGATGGTGAAGGAAATACCTACCATGTATTCTTAAAAGAATCTACTATTGAACAATTAGCTCAAAAGTATTTGAAAAACAAATACACAGACGCTGTGACAGTTGAGCACGAACAAAGAGTGGATGATGTGGTATTAGTTGAATCGTGGATAGTAGAGTCAACAACTAAAGATAAATCAGCATTGTACGGATTTGCAGTACCTAAAGGAACTTGGATGGGTGTGATGAAAATCAATTCAGATGAGATTTGGGAAGATGTAAAGAATGGTACATATCAAGGTTTCTCAATAGAGGGATTATTTAGTCATCAGTTAGTTGCAGCGGCTAAGGTAGAGTTAGACCTTATGGACAAGGAGATAAGCGATTTAAGCGAACAGGAAGCAACCATATTACTAAAGAAGATTAGAGCGGTAATAGCTAGAGATAAAAGATATAAAAAAAAAGAGAGGATTGATTTAGAATCCTATTCTGATTATCCAGACGCTGTTAAGAATGCAGCAAAAAGAGTTTTAGATTGGACAGAAAAAAACGGATGGGGTTCTTGTGGCACCGCAGTGGGTAAGCAACGTGCTAACCAACTTGCCAAAGGCGAACCTATTTCAGTAGATACTATAAAGAGAATGTACTCTTATGTTAGTAGACATGAAGTAGATTTAGAAAATTCAAAATCATATTCAGATGGATGTGGTAAATTGATGATGGATGCTTGGGGCGGTCTTGCTGCAGGTAGATGGGCTAAATCTAAATTGAAAGAATTAGGATTAATAAACGAACAAGCACAACCATCAATACCTGGTTCATCATACGCAGGAGAACCTGCATCAGGTTCAATAGCACCTGCTACATTTGGTGATGTACCGCCTGTATTGCAAGATTTTGAAGATTGTCCTCCAGCTACACAAAACATAGCACTTAATTTATACAATCGTTCTATTGCAATTAAACAAGCAAATTATGGACCTCTAAATCCAAATGAACCAAATGAAGAATACTGGGAAAACAAAGCTAAGCAATTCGGAGGTTCAGTTGAGGAAGCTAAATCAGCACGATGTGGGAATTGTGCTTTCTTTGATGTTAGGAAAAAAACGCTTGAATGTATTGCTGATGGTATTGGATACGAAGATGACCCGGAATTAGTAATAGAAGCTGGTGAGTTAGGTTATTGTGAAGCATTTGATTTCAAATGTGCAGCAGCAAGAACTTGCGATGCATGGGTAGTAGGTGGACCTGTTAAAGATTAAAACTATGGTAGAGAATAAAGTACATAATAAGATTTTACAATTCGCTGTACCTGAGATTACATTCTCACAATTCTATTCATTCCTTATGGATAGTACACCATCAAATCCGATATGGGTTAAGTGGAATAAAGTAGATGGTGATGAAACAACTCGTAGAGTTAATTGGGGACCATTCTTAAATGGTATCGCTAGAGGTGCTATATACGATTATGAGGCTTATGATTATATGGTAGTACAATCAGTAGATAATAATGGCGATTGGAGAACAATCAATCTACAAGATGTAATAGAGTGCCGTTGGGAAGGTAGAAGATACCGAATTAGATAGTGTTTATATAATCTCTAATAACTGAATCACTTACACCAAACCTTTTAGCAAAAGCAACTGAGCCTTTACTTTTATTATACGCTACATATTCATTTTTAAGAATTTCTTTTTCTTCATCAGTTAGTGAAACCTTTCTGATAAATTCTAAAGAGCTATCACCTTTCTCCCATCTTTTCTTAAATAGAAAATAATGAGTTGAAACCATATTCATTACTTTAGTAAAGTTTCCTCTTGTAGTATAGTTAGATTCAACAAACATATTGTGAAATATCTTACGATGATTTATTTCTTCTATATCTTCCCAATTTCTAAGCTTATCAAGTAATACATTACCAACTGTTACATACTTCTTACTATCAAATACTTTATCAAAGTTTATTTCTAAATAATCGGTAAATGCTTGTAGTAAAGATGCAGCTTCTTCTGCTTTAATATCAGCTTCTATATTCTCATCTAATCTATCAAATGTATTACCCATTTGTGATATAGGATTATATCTGCGGAAGTACTTATGATTCTTATTGTTTTCTAATATAAGCCAATGCTTACAAACAACTGTAAAGTAAGAGAAAGCCTTCTTACCGGCTGAACAATCAAACATGTGCATTTTCTGAACCATAAAGGTTACAGCATCAGTCATCAAATCTTCCCTTGTAGTATCATAGTAAGTAAGTTTCATCTTATTAGCCATTACTTCGGCTATCTTACAAAACGCTGGGTATATAATTTGAAAGGCTCTTTCTTTTTCAGTTTGAGAATCTGCGTTGATATATTTACAAACTGCTTCTTCAACCTCTGAATTGAAGTAGTTGTTATTTGGGTTCTTTTTACGTGGCATGTAACAATGTGTTTTATATTTAACAACAAATAGAAATTTAATTGTTAAAGGACAAAGGTACGAAAAAAACCTGATAAAAACAAATTATTATGCCAATACCTACACCAAAAGATGGACAGACTGAAGCTGAATACGTTAGTGAATGTATTTCAGCAATATACGATGAATACGGAGAAGAACAATCAGCAGCGATATGTTACAATACCTATCGTAAAGAAAAGGGACTGAGCAAACAGGAAATGATGTACAGCCGATTAAGAGAGATGCATTATAGAGGTATCAATCTAAAAGCAGTAGTAGAAGGAGCAGGATTAGAAGATAGCTGTTGGCCTGGCTACGAAGCTATTGGTACAAAAGAATTGGATGGTAGAACTGTCCCGAACTGCGTTCCAATAAAAGATTAAAAATATATTTTTATATATTTATCATTGTAGGTTTACCCTTATATTATCTAATTGCCATTATATTTCTATTTGTAGCCTACACTACCCCACTTCGGTGGGGTTTTTTATTGCAAAAAAAAAAGAGAGTGATTTCTCACTCTCTATGCTCCCCTCCGAAAAATGGTCAACTAAAACTTTGGGAGCGTTTCGTAACCAATTAACACTTGAAAATTTATTCGTACATTTTTAATTCTGCAATTTCATTTTGTAGTTGATTGTATGATTGTAATTGAGATTGGAAAGCTGCACCATAGTGTTTATCCAATTGGGCTACCTTATCACCTAACATATCTTTTAATAAGATTCGTGTAGCTACATCTTTAGTAATATCAAACCTACGTTGTATGTAATCATGCATCTCTGATACAAAATCTTTGTAGTAATTACTTTGTTGAAAACCTTCGGTAATCTTATCTCTAATATCCCAATTAGTTTCTAATGAATCATCCGTACAATACAAATCCCATAGTTCTGAAAGTAATCTAATTGATTTGTTAATATCACCATCATTACTATTGTAAACGGTATCTATTGCAACACACAACTTTTGATACTCCTCAATGTTTGTATTATACAATGTAGTTGAAAGATAGTGATTGAACGCAATTATCAAACGATTGTAAATAAACTTAGCTAAGAAAGGTTTCTTATAATCACACATATTGTACTCATCTTTGTAACCAACGATGTAATATGTTTCTACCTCACCATTTGTTCTGAAATCATTTTTATCGTAGAAGTAATCAAATACTTGAGCAGGTACACCTTCAAATTCAGCCTGTTTTACTTTTTGCTCAATCATATTCTCAACCATACGATATAGAGGAGAATTTGAATAGCCTTTGTTGTAATCGTTCAAATTGAATGTACCTTTTTTGATTGTGAAGGTACTAACACTTTTTGTTAAAGTTGCCATTTTTTTAAGTTTTAATTGTTTAAGATTTATTTTTTAAGATATGTTTCATAGTACTCTACACTATCGTAGTTACCTGAGGTAATTTTAGATAATAACATATCATACGCTCTATACTCCCAATGGTATTTAAGGTAATTTTCTCTAGGTTGTTTTAACTTTGGGTTAGCTTTATGTTCTGCTTCCCACTTATCACTTTCTACTTTGTAGTAATCTCTTAATTTTGTAATGTGAGCTACAATGCTTGTTTTGAATTGATTTTCCATTTTTTTAAGTTTTAATTGTTTAAGTTTTAATTGTTAGACAAAGGTACGAAATTATTTTGATATATCCAAATTTTGGTTAAATTTGTTTATTAAATCGGTGAAAATGTGTAGAGCCATACCATAATCGTAAGTTGTGGATAGCATCATACTTGGTAACCCATCAATGTGGATTGAGATACGAAGACTCTTACCAGTTCTGATAGATTCTTCCATAAACATTTTAGTTCTACGATTAGGGGTATAAACCTCTATGAACTTCTTTTTAGAATGCGCATCGGTTCTGAAGAACGATTCTACTTCTACACCATTAAAGGTTTGTTTGATACTTTGTGTTGCCATTTTGTTTTGTTTGTTTTATTGTTTATAATTTATTTGTAAAATACTCTCTGATTTCTTCTTCGGTATAATCAATACCATAATCTTCACATTCATCAATTGCCATCTCTATACAATCATCAAATAGCTGATGAATAGTAGCAGGTGTGTAATTATCATCTACAAAAGATGATTGGGTCAGATTAACGATTCTTTTTAAGATTTCTAGCTTTTCCATTTTTTTTTAAGTTTTAAGTGTTTAAGATTTAATTGTTAGACAAAATTACGAATAATTCCTGAGATTTCCAAATATTTGTTGATATATTTATCACTTATTTTATAACTCATTGATTTACAATGACTTATGCTTAACTGATTGATTATCAACGCTTTATGTGTAAA